TTTTCGATATTTCCATAGCTAATCTTGTTATAAAATCCTTTTCATTTGTCAGGTGCAAATTAACCGTTGTTCTAACGTCGTTATCGCTAGGCTCAACAGGTGAATGCCACAATCTAACATTGGTAATATGCTCACTATCCGTTAGTGCTGCATGAAAAAGCGGGCTGTAACCTTTTTCGCGCGATATTTCGAGCAGTCTATCGAACGATATACCATCCTGCTTTGGTGGTCGTAACTGTGAAATTTTTGGGCGATTAGTCATTACTTGCCCTCGCTTTCATGCCACCACATCTCAACATCTGGGCGCAACTCCTGCTTTGTAATGTAGCCCTTAGTCACTTCCTCCGCAATTATTGCGTATTCAGCACTAATACGACCACGATGAAACCATTGATAAACAGCATTGCGCTCGACGCCTAAACCTTTAGCTAATTGGCTGCGGTTATAGTTGAAGTATTTGCACAGTTTACGCAAGGCTCTTAATTGCGCGTGCTGCACTTCGATTTTGTTTTCTTTTTGAACTTCTATTAAATCCATCTCATTAACTTTGTAATTATCAGGTATCTACATCTTACATCCAATTACACGTAGATGTAAACTAAAAATTCAAATTAACAAAAAACGGGTAGGTTTTACAAAAGTGGGTAGGGTAGCCTACCCATAGTCTAGGGCACGCCACATAAAGGTTTGAGTACTTTTTGGGTAGGTTTGGGTGGGGTGGCATGTTAATATGCATAAATACCACCAAATACATACAAATAAACATAGGTAAAAAGAGAGGTGTGTTATATATAATACCTCCCTATTTACCTATAAAACCCTTTGGTAGCAAGGGCTGTACTATGGGTATGCTAACCTACCCACATCTACCCGTTTTTTATGATTTAGGCTTATTTTGGTAGTTTTTACGGGTATATTGGTAGTTTTTAACTGGTCGGAGTAGTAAAGTTAATATTTTGTTGCTAGGGTTTAGGTGTTGAAAACATAACCACCAAGGAAAGACCATGAAGAAATTAATTTTAGCAGTGTTGTTGGTATTACCATTAACGGCAGGTGCGAACGAAAGCATAAGGCTTTGCGTTCAGTACTCAGACCTTGCACGAGTGATAATGGAATTGAGGCAGGATAGTTACGACGCTGCAACGCTATATGAGGAATCACCAAACAAGCAGTTGGTATACCCGATTATTGATAGCGCCTATAAAGTGCCACTGTACGCAACGGACGACTCAAAACTAAAAGCGGTTGTTGAATTTAAGAGCGAGGCATTCTTGCAATGCATGAGAGCAGTAGGAGATAAAATCAATGCGTAATTTAAATGGACGTAGAAACGACGACATAAGCACGAATAAGCTAAAGGCGGTCAGTGTATTACTTTTTGTTTTTATCGTCTGTATGTGCTTGTTTGGGCTGTAGGATTGGATTATTAGGATTGATTATGAAAAAGTTTAGAGATTTTAAGTGCGATACGTGTAATTTTAGGTTTGAACGGATGGTTGAAGATGACCAAGTCTGTATTGATTGCACTAAATGCGGTTGCGAATCGTTTAGGCAGTTGTCAGCGCCTAAGTGCTTTCAAAATACAACTGGAAAAAGCCCGAGTGCGAGTAATCGCGCAAACAAATAACCTTGCATAACGCAAAAGCAAACGATTGAGGATAATACAATGAACGAATGCACGCTAGAAGATATTAAACACGGACGCTCAAAGGCTAAAGTGATTAAGGAGGCAGAGAGTCCGCAGATGAAAAAACGCATTGAAACTATGCGCAAAATCGAGGATATGAAAAACAGACCTTGCATTACGGATAGAGAATATTTTGACCAACTCTTTGATTCGCTGTAAGATTTAAATTCAAAACAAGGAAAATGAAACATGAGTACACTTGAGCAGATAGACGATACGGTTTTTAGTTATGCAACACAGCGACAGATTGAAATAGTGGATTGTTTGAAAAAGCATGAGGGGTGTAAATCCGCTGCAGCTAGAGAGTTGGGAATTAAGCGACAATCAATTACGTCAATTCTTAAATCAATGGTTGATAAAGCGGTTAAGCGCGGATATTCACCAAAGCACAATATGAAACACGCAGTACCTGATGGCTACGTAGTGAAAGGTACATCAACACTATATGACGCAGATGGTCAAGCCAAAATCCAGTGGGTAAAGTCATCAATCGACCAAGAACGCCAGCGCGAAATGATTAGAGACGCACTAGATGAGATGTGCAAAGACTTACCTAAACTACCTCCAATACCAAGCCCCAAAAAGGTAGACGCTGAAACTATGGCGGTTTATCCATTCGGAGACCCTCACATTGGTTTGCATGCATGGCATGAAGATACAGGTAATGATTATGATTTAAAGATTGCTGAAGATGTGAATATGCAAGCAATGCAATTAGCTGTCAACAAAGCACCCCCAAGTGAAGAGGCTTTGATTGTAAACGTCGGTGATTTTTTCCATTCAGACAATGAAGAAAATAGGACAGCTAGTGGGCATGCTTTAGATGTGGATAGTCGATACTCCAAGATAATAAGAATCGGTGTCAGAATTATGCAGACGCTTATAAACCTGGCGCTAACTAAACATAAAAAAGTTAGAGTAATAAACTCAAAAGGGAATCACGACCAAAAGAGTTCGCAATGGTTAGCTGTCGCGCTTGATGCAAGATACCACGATGAGCCTCGCGTTAAGATTGATATGAACCCATCCGAGTATCAATATGTCGAGTTTGGTAAAGTGCTTGTAGGAGTCGCTCACGGTGATAAAATAAAGCCTGCTGATTTAGAGTCTATAATGGCCTCTGATATGCCTGAAATGTGGGGTCGCACATTCCACAGATACTGGTATACTGGACATGTGCACCACGACCAAATAAAAGAATATCGCGGATGTAAATTCGAATCATTTAGAACCTTGGCGGCTAAAGATGCGTGGCATGCCGGTAAAGGCTATAGAAGTGGTAGAGATTTGAAGGTTATTATCTTGCACAAGAAATACGGTGAGGTCGAAAGGTATACCATCGGCGTTGACCAATTTATTAATGAGGATTAGTTTTGTCGCCAAGAAAGTTAGCAATAGAAAATAAACACATTACTTATTTTGGCGGTAAAGACTGCAAGCATTGCGGGGGAGGTGAAAGATACGCCTCTTCTGGCAATTGCGTACCTTGTGAAAAGCTAAAAGTTAAAGTTAGGGTTGATGCTGGTTATTATTCTGGCTTATATAATGATAATAAAGTTGAGATATTGGAAAAGCAAAAGCAGTATTACAATGAAAATTCAGAGCAAATAAAAGAAAGAGTTAATAACTGGCAATCAAAAAATAAAGATAAAGTTTCTATTTACAAGAAATCAAACAAAGGCAAGAGAAGAGCTAAAACTTCAACTGGAGTTAGCGGTGCAGATTTAGCTTTATGGGCGCTAGGTCAAGTTAAGGTATGCAGTTACTGTTCTTGCGAGTGCGAAGATAATTATCACATTGACCATATCGTTTCATTTTCTAAAGGCGGTGAGCACGAAGTCAATAACTTAGCGATAGCATGTCCTACTTGCAACCTAAGGAAGTCATCCAAAGACGCTGATGATTTTAGATTAATGTTAAAACAGGAAAAATTAAAATGAGCCACTACGAAGAAGAATACGAAAAGCTAAACGAGGACGCTCAAAAGCTAGCAAACAAGAAAAAGCAGTGCTAAACTAAACTCGAATGTTTCATGTTTCCTTGACCTTTTAGCCCACTTTTAATCGAGTGGGCTTTTTTTATGCGTGCAATTTGATACGTGGTATAATTAATTTATTTCCCTACTATTAATCGGCTTATGGGCGTCTAGACGTCTGAATGACTATAGGAATCACTATCATGCAACTAAAAGACTTTGACACATTAGATAGCGCCAAAGCATATTTAGCGCCAGTTGAACGTATGATTAGCCACGATATGATTATCAGCCTACTTACTCAAAATAACTGCATCACGTCACTGCAAACAAGTGCGGATGAAAAGGCTAGAGGTTTTTATCTTGCGGTTTTATCTGGCGTTAGAGAGTTTAACCTAATGAACAGTCATCCAGTAGGTCAGGCTCAGCAGGCCTTGCTTACTCACCTTGTTAATGTTAAGGCTGCTAATCAGGACTTTGCAGATGCGTGCATAGCCTATGCCAACTCAACGCGCAGGCCATTTAAAGGTTCTACAAAGCATGATTTTGAAGTTGCTAAAGGGGTTGTTAACCGAGTTGAAATCACACCAAGCAATGGCTTTTTAACTATAAACACGACTAAAGATTGTGAGGAGCATAATCCGCAAATTTATATTAAAGTCGGTGATACATTTGTTAGGAAAGCAGGTTTTAGAAACGTAGAATCTAAAGGTCAATACGTTGCAGAAGTGCCTAGAAATTTTACTTCTTTTTGGGTTGATAATAGCTATGGTGCGGTGAGCTAAATGGCTTATTATTTAAAGTTTGATGGTGTCAATGATGCGGTTAGCACACCAACTTTCACCCCTACATCATCAAGCGATTGGTCGTTCGAGGTTGAGGTTGAGACAGGTTCCAACATTACCAACGACCAAACGATTCTAGGCAATGAGTTTTCACCCCGAACATTTAAGCTATACATTAATGGAGGGAAGATTGGCATACTGCACAACAGCCTGTGGTCTGTTGCGGGATTTGTTGAAGCCGCTGTCTCTATAAATACGAAGTACATTGTAAAGGCTGAGTTTGACGGCAGTGATATAAGATTGTTTTTTGATGGTACGCAAGTGGCATTAGCTACAGGTCGGACGCTATCAGCAACTCAAGGGAACAGCCATTTAAATTTCATTGGTGCTAGTAGCGCAAGCTCTCGGCCTATGGGTGCGAACCTGTACCACCTAAAGGTATGGGATGATGCCTCTCAATCGTCACTTGTGAGGTATTATAATCCCTCTGCGACCAGTGGAACGGGTTTGGTGTTGAAAGACACTACTGCGGGGGGGTTTGACGGAACACTTGTAAATTTCCCTACAGACGATAGCCAGTGGGTTTATTATGATGCGGGCGGCTCAACAACCGCATCAATCACAGAATCAGCCCCAGTATTCTCGGACTCAATAACAGCAAGCTACTCTGCAAATATTAGCGCATCAATTACAGAATCATCGCAGCCGTTCTCTGATTCAATTACGGCAAACTATTCTGCAAACATAACATCAAACATCACAGAAAGCTCACAACCATTTTCAGAATCAATTACGACTGATGTAGCAAGCGGTTTAAATATCAATGCGGCGATAACGGAAAGTTCGCAAGCATTTAGCGATTCAGTTACAGCACAGTTAATCGGGAATGTTAGCGCGGCAATATCTGAAAGCGCACAAGCATTTAGCGACAGTATAAGCGTTTCAACGTCTGCAAATATTGCTGCGACGGTTGGTGAATCAGCCTATGCGTTTATTGACTCGATAACAATAATATCATCGCAGCAAATACAAGCATCTATAGCAGGTAGCGCACCTGCATTCACTGATTCAGTTATAGCGAGAATACCGAGCAAATGGATTGATGTAAGCGCGGCAGCATCAACATGGGCGGACGCCACAGCAAACAGTTCAACGTGGACAGATGAAACAAATCCTATTAATATATGGTCTAATATCACATAAAAGGTGAACAACTAATGGCAACACAAGTAAGTATAGCAGGACGTAACGCGGCGATTGATGCAGTTAATGCGCTAGTCAATAGCGGCACGGTAGAAATTAGAACAGGCGCAGCGGCTGCAGTAGATAGCGCGGCAACTGGAACTGTTTTGGCGACGTTCACATTGAGCGCGACAGCATTTGCAACAGCTTCAAGCGGCTCGGCAAGTGCTAACCTACCGTCTGCAGTGACAGCATCGGCAACAGGTACAGCGGGGCATTATGTCGTCAAAACGTCTGGCGGTGCAGTGGTCAGAAATGGCACGGCGGGTACATCTGGCACCGATATGATTCTAAACAATGATGCATTTACCACTGGCGATGATGTTGAAATTACAGCGTGGACATTTAGCCAGCCGGGTAGTTAAGAGGTTTTAATATGACCGACAAGCCAAGATTAGGTAAGCCACCTCACGAACCAACGCCAGAGTTGCGAGAACTAGTTATCTCGCATTCTCGCGTGGGTACACCGCAAAAGATTATTATGCAGATGCTCGGTATCGAATGCCCTAAAACACTACGCAAGCATTACCGCGAAGAGTTGGACGTTGCGAAATACAGTGCAAATGCTGATATTGGCGGGGCGCTTTACCACAAAGCAATGCAGGGCGACACAGCAGCGCAAATATTCTGGCTTAAAACAAGGGCAGGGTTTAGCGAGAAGAATGCTATTGATGTGACCAGTTCTGATGGTTCAATGAAACCAACATTTGTGTTTAATCCAGTGGGTGCTGATTTCGAATCCGATGTCTAATCAAATAAGCATTGATTACGTTAGCAAGTTGCACCCAGTGTTTACTAAGCCTAAACGTATCAAAATTGTTGTAGGTGGTCGCGGCTCAACTAAATCAACAGGTGTAGCTGATTATGTTGCAGCTAAAATGGCGTCCGGTGAGCTTTGGTGTTGCGCGCGTGAAAATCAGAACTCTATTGAGGAGTCAGTTCACCGCACAATATTGGACGAAATAAGCAGGCTAAAGATTGACGGCTTTGAGGATACCAAAACCTCAATCGTGCATCAATCCGGTGGTCGTGCTTTTTATCGTGGTTTAGCGCGCAATATTACATCACTCAAATCTACGCTATCAGGTATTGATGGGTTATGGATTGAAGAGGGCGAGGATATTAGCGCAAACACTTTGCGCGTACTCACAGCATCCGTACGTTTGAATGCTAAAGACTCGCAACGATTAATTGCTGGCGAAGATGTTAAGATGCCAGAGATTATTATCACGATGAACCGAGGCACAAGACAGGGCGCAGTAGCTCAAAAGTGGTTACTACGCGCTGAGAAAGAGTTGCAAAGGTGCGGTTATTACGAAGATGACCTAGTAATGGTCGTTCAGATGAACTATACCGATATGCCTAAAGCGTGGTTTGATGCGTCGGGGCTTGAGCAGGAAAGGCAGGACGACGAAAAGAAACTATCAGTAGCTGCATATCGACATAAATGGCTAGGTGATTATCTTGACGAGGTTGAAAACAGCATCATTAAACAAGAATGGTTTGAAGCAGCGGTTGACGCGCATAAAATTGAGCATCTTAAAAATGTATTCGAGCCTCGTGGCGCGATTATCGCAGCTCATGACCCCTCTGACACGGGCGATGACTCGAAAGGTCTGGCTATTCGTCATGCATCTATTATTAGGTATGTTGGTGAGTTATTGTCGGGCGAGGTTGATGATGGCATTGATTGGGCGACAGATAAGGCGATTAAGTACAACGCGGATTGGTTCATATGGGACGGCGACGGACTCGGAGCGGGCGCGAAAAGGCAAGTAGCAACCAATCTTGATGGCAAAAAGATACAGTATCAAATGTTCAAAGGCTCGCTGTCAGGTAAAGGCCAAGATAACGCGCAAAAGATATACCAGCCAGAACACACCAACACTAAACCACAACTGTATGAGCAGACGTTTAGAAACAACCGCGCACAATATTACACATTGTTAGCCGATAGATTGTATAATACGTACAAATGTGTCGTTAAGGGTGAGTATGTTGACCCGGCAGAAATGATTAGCTTTGACTCCGATGGTATAGAAAATATGGATGCATTACGTGCTGAGGTATGCAGAATACCGAGAGTTATTAATGGTAATGGTCTAGTGCAGATAATGAACAAGAAAGAAATGAAGAGCAATGGCATAGATTCGCCCAACATGGCTGATTCTGTTATGATGTGCTTATTCTCACCACCGATTAAAAAGAAAATGAAACCGCTGAAATATACACAATCAGCAGTGATTTAAAAAGGTACTTTAAAAATGGCAAAGATGACAGAAGATGAACTGGTTAGTTTACTCACTCAGGCAAAAGAGGATTGCGCCATTTACACTGGCGAGTTTATGCAGGAGAATGAGAAGTATCTATCTGCATATATGGGACTTAAAACTGGCGAGTTCAAAGCTAACCCGGAAGAGTCTAGCGTAGTATCTAATGACATTGCCGATGTAGTTGAAGCAGATATGCCATCACTTGCACGTATATTCATGGGTAGCGGTGATATTCTTTCATTTGAAGCCAACACAGATAATCCAGATGAGATGCAAGAGGCTGAGGATAAAACTAAGTATGTAAATTGGGTGGTGCGCAATCAGCCAGAATCATTCAAGATACAGCACGACTGGCTCAAGGATGCTGAGATTCAAAAAAGCTCAGTTGTTAAATATTTTTATGAAGAATCAAAAGATGTTGAAGAGGTTGAATATACAGGACTTGACGAGGATGAGTTAATCCAAGTTATTGAAAGCCTGAAAAGCCCAGACGTTGAGAGCGTCAAAGTTATTGAGCAAGAAGAAGAAAACGGTTTCTTTAATGTTAAGTTCAAAGTGACGCGTGAAATTAAGCGTATTAAAGTTATCAATGTGCCACCAGAATCATTCCTAATCAGCCGTAACGCAACAAGCAAGCACGATGCTGAGGTTATCGGTGACATTGTGCAGAAAACACGCGGCGAATTACTCGCTGATGGATTCCCTCGCAAGCTTATCGACTCACTACCAAGCCAAGATAAAGACCTTGAGTCAAATTCAAGACTTAATAGCATCAGGAATCAAGACCAAGGCGGCTCGTTTAGCTCAGAAACCATTGCAAGTTGGGCGAATGAGAAAGTCGAGATAATGGACTTATACGCACGCATTGATTTTGATGGCGATGGTATTGCAGAAATGCGCCATGTCATGATTAGTGGTAATGTCGTGCTAGAAAACGAATACTTTAATCATAAGCCGTACGCTATGTTGTCCGCTGTATTGATGCCACACAAAGCGATAGGCAGAAGTCGTGCTGAGATTACATATCCAACACAGCTAGAAAAAACAGCGCTCAAACGTGGCATGATGAACAATATGTACATGACGAATAAACCACGTACAGTTGTTCATAGCTCGGTTAATCTTGATGATATGCTGACAGTGAGAACTAACGGCATTATCCGCATGGATGACGAAAACCCGAACATCATACCGCAAAATGCTGTTTATCCTCTCGTAACGCAATATACAGGTGATAAAACACTGCAGGTTATTCAATACGCAGACCAACAGAGAGCGAACACTACGGGCGCCCTCATGACCTCGCAAGGTTTGGACGCTGACTCAATTGCTAAAGAGACAGCGACGAGATTTAGTGGTGTTGAGAAGTCTGGCGCTGCTAAGATTGAATTAATAGCGAGAAACTATGCTGAAACTGGCTACCGTGATTTGTTTGAGGGTATTGCATGGCTTGCTAGTCGCTATCAAAATAACGAGGTTGAGTTCGCGGTGCTTGGTAAGGCCATGAAAGTTAATCCGGGCAACTGGAAATACAAACATCATGTTAGAACAAACGTCGGATTAGGCGCGGGCAATAACGAGGCATTGGTTGCAAGCTTGCAAGGTATCTACCAGATTCAACAGCAACTTAAAATGGCAGGCTCAGCATTAACTGATGAGGTTGATATATTTAACACACTTAAGCGCATCACTGATGGACTAGGATTGCCTCGCGTTGATGAGTTCTTTAACAACCCAGAAGAACCAGACCAGTTACTGAAAGCGCAGAATGAGCAACTTAATCAGATGGTATTGCAACTGCAAGAGGCTATGCAACAAATGCAAAACCCATTGGCGGAAAGTGAGCAAATTAAAGCTCAAGCAGGTTTGATTAAAGCTAAGTCTGATGCTGAGATTAAGATGATGGAAATGCAGCAGCAACAACAACAGTTTATCGCTGAAATGCAAGAGCGTGAGGTTAAGCGTGATGAAGAGATGGCGATGAAGCTGACAGAGATGGAATTGAAATATAAAAAAGATGTGCCGGGAGCGTTAGTATAATGACCAACGAAAGAGAGCTACAAGCACTACAAGAGCGCGGCAGACAAGCGGAAGAGTTGCTTAATCACCCATTAATGAAAGAGGCTTTCATTAAGCTAAAAGGCGACCTGCTACACCAGTTTAATAGCACTGACTTGGTGGATGAAAAGGCGCGTTTAAACGTCTGGCAGCAATCACAAATTCTCGATAAATTCGAGCGAAATTTTGAAAGTATTGTTAAAACTGGTAATCATGCTAAAATAAGCTTACTTGAAAACGCAAAAAACAAGTTGCGCAATATAATTTAATGTTGAACAACCATTAGGATTCAACCAAATGTTTGAAATGAATGAAGGGATTAGCATTGCTGATGCAGTTGCTAACGCTAAAGCAAGACAATCGGAGTCAGCCGAACCAACCGAGAGCGACGCTATAGCACAAGACGTATCAGAAGATGATACGCAAGAGCCACTAGAGCAAGAAGAAAGCGAATCAACCGACGAGCTAGAAACAGGTGATAGTGAAGAATCAGGCGAGCTAGAAATTAGCGAAGATGAAACTCAGGATGACGATAGCGACCTTTTTTATGACCTTGACGGTGAAGAAGTAAGCGCAAATCAAATTAAAGAGTGGAAGTCTGGCGCAATGAAAGCTGCAGATTATACTCGCAAAACTCAAGAGTTAGCCGACCAGCGCAAAGAGGCCGAGCAGTTACAGGCGGATTTAGCGGTTAAACAGGCGAAACTTGATAGCGTGCTGGCAGAGGCTCAAGCAATTATTGCTGAGGCGACACCAGACGAAGAAACGCTGAAAGATTGGCGCGAGTACGAGCCAGAAAAGTATATCGAGTACACCGAGAAGAAACAGGCGCGTGAGAAATTACTTGCTGAATCAAAAACCGTTAAGAGTGATGATTCGAATTATGAGCAAGAGTATACCAAGTTCGCACAGTCTAATACTGAATGGTTTGACAATGGTAAGCCCACTGAAAAAGCACAGAAAGACATTAAGATTATGTCTAACTATGCAGAAAAGCAGGGATTTACCAACGATGACTTGATTGGTTTGAAGTCTCACCACTTCAAAATGTTATTGGATGCGGCAAAGTATGCCAGCACCAAAAACTCAAATGCTGCAGTGGTGAAAAAGGTGCGTAAAGCGCCTGCTATAACTAAGCCGCGACAAGGTGTTAAATCCTCGTTGCAACAAGAAATTAAAGCAGCTCAAGAGAAGTTTAACCGCACCGGCACAATTGCCGACTCGGTAGCTCTCAGAAAGCTAAAAGCAAAATTAAACAATTAAGAGAGAGCTAAAATGGCTGACACCTTTACTAGTTATGAAGCGATAGGTAATCGCGAAGATTTGGCGAATGATATTTACAACATCTCGCCAACACAAACACCTTTTATTTCAGCAATTGCACGCAACACTGCAACAGCTGTTAACCACGAATGGCAGACTGACTCACTAGCGACACCTGCGAACAACGCAAGCCGTGAAGGTCAGGACGCAACAACTACCACTGCAACTGCAACGGTGCGTCTAGGTAACTACACTCAGATTTCTGACAAAGTGCCAAAGGTTTCACGTACACAGCGCCAAGTTGAAACTGCAGGCCGTTCTGATGAGATGCTTTACCAAATCATGAAGATGGGTAAAGAGCTTAAGAACGATATGGAAGTTGCGTTGCTTGCTAACAAAGCAAAAGTTATTGGTAATGAAGATACCACTTCACGCGAACTCGCTGGTATTGAATCTTGGATTTCTACCAACGTATCTTTAGGTGCTACTGGTGCGGCGGCTACTGGCGACGGTTCTGATGCACGTACAGCGGGCACACCTCGCGCATTAACCGAGTCGCTGCTTAAGGGCGTATTGGCTGACATTTGGGATGAGGGCGGCGACCCAGACCTAATCATGTGTGGCGCATTCAACAAGCAGGCATTTTCTAGCTTTGTTGGTGGTGGTGCTAGTGGACCAGCTCAACGTACAGTTGACGGCTCAAGCAAATCAGTGACTGCGGCGGTTGATGTTTACGTATCTGACTTTGGCAGCTTAAAAGTAGTACCTGCGCGTCATATGGTTCAAGGCTCAATGCTTGTTCTACAAACTGATATGTGGTGCCTATCTGAGCTTTCAACAATCCAATCTACACCACTAGCGAAAACTGGTGATTATGACCGCGAATTGTTGAACGTCGAGTATACGCTCGAAGCTAAGAATGAAAAATCTAGCGGCGCGGTATACGATTTAACCACTTCTTAGTAGTTAATTGATAGCGTGATATTAAAGGCGGGTTGATACTCGCCTTTTTTTTAACTAAAATTCAGTAATACATTAATATATGGGTGACATATGACAGCAAGTAAAAAACCAGTATCAAAGCAAGTTGATAAAAAGCCAGCACCAAAGCGCGTCGAAATATTCACTAAGAAATATTGCGATTCAAATGGTATAATGCATAACGTAGGCGACCCGTGCGAATTGACAGGTGATGAACTTGTCAGGCTTACCGAGCTAAACTTGATTAAAATGGTAGTGAAGAAAGAGGGCTAATTTATGCGACTGCTAGACTATGACAAAGAGACAGGAATAAGAGAAGATTTCGCCGTCGTTGATGGTAAAGCGGTCGTAAAAACCTCGCAAGATACCGATTCAATCATTGACCACAATAAGCGTGATGCTAACAATGCATCAAGTAATTGGTCGGGCGACATGCATCACGTTGCCAGAGTGCCGCTAATCGTTATTGAGCAATGGCGCGCTGAATTAAAAGCGATGGGCAAACATGACACAAACCCAATGTCGAGAGAAAATCAAACGTTCTTCATTGCCAAAATAAACAACAGTGATTTTAAATCACTACGCACTAAAGAAGGTCGCGTTTAATGGCTATTACTACCTATGATGAATTGTGCAAAGCCATTGTTAAATGGGTGCATCGTGACGACATACTGCCATTAGTTGCGGATTTCGTGGCTAATGCTGAGCAGCATATGTATGACAATGAAACCGAGGCGCTACAATTGCGCTCAATGGAGGTTATCAGCACAACACTAACGACTGACAGGCTAATTGAGTTGCCAGAACGCTTTGAATCAAGCCGCTCTGTTAGAATAACTGACGAGCAAGGCGAGATTGTCTATCGCACACCAGAGGCATTACGCCGTCAAAATGGTACAGGTCGACCGCGATTCTTTAGTATTGTGGGTAATAATATTGAGTTCGATATTACGCCGGACAGTGAGTACACAATCGAGATTCAGTATTTCAGAAAGGTGTTACCACTGACAGAGACAAATCAAGAGAATGAGATTTTAACATCTCATTCCAATATCTATTTATACGGCGCATTGCTTGAGTCTGCCGTTTATGAGCAGGACTATCAGCAGCAACAAATATTCGAGCGTAGATTCTTTAACGCCATCAAGGGTGCAAACAGAACAGACAAGCGCGGTCGATATGGTAACGCTCCGACTATGAGCATTGAGGGCGGGATGAATCCATGAGCTTTCAAACCATACCTGTGCAGATAACGGGCGGCTCATACCAGAACAAGAGCAAGCCATTGTCAAGCCAGCAAACCGTCAACTTCTACCCTAAAGCGACCCAATTAGGCAAAGAGCAGTTTGTGCTCGATTCGTTTCCGGGGCTTAAATCAATCGGCAGCGCGTCGGGTGTGGACAGAGGTTTCCACCGCATGGCTGAGTCGCTTTATCAGGTTAAAGGTGAAGCGCTTTATGGAATTTCAAGCACTGGCGCGCATACTAGTTTAGGGTCTGTTGCAGGCTCTGATAGATGTATTATGGCTGATGATGGTATTAACCTTTTCATTGTGTCTAGCACTGGCGTTTATCATTATGATTCTGATGCGGGTACGATTACTACTGTTACCGATACAAATATTGTAGGTGCTAAATCAGTCGCGTTTATAAACAACCAATTTATATACACTAAAGACCGATTCAGCGTAGTTTCTAATGTTGGTGACGGCTCAACCGCTAACGGTTTAAATATTATTGGCGAGGAAAGCCTGCCAGATAATATGGTTAGAGACTTCATATTCGACGATATTATCTACCGATGCTCTGAGCGCTCAATTGTCGCTTGGTATAACAGCGGCGTAGGCAATCCGCCCATCGAGAAGTTGCAAGGCAGGATATTTCAAATTGGCTTGGCGGCTAAAAACTCAATCGCTAGAACCGATGATGCCATGTACTGGCTGGGCGATGATTTTATCATCTATCAATCGAACTCAGGCGCTAAATTAAAAGTAAGCACTGATGCTATCAGTAACCAGATAAGCAAGTTTAGCGACGTGAGTGATGCAATAGCGCATACATTTACGATTGATGGCGTTAACTTCTACGCGATTACCTTTCCATCTGGCAATAAGACTTTTGTATTAAATGAAACACTTGGTCAGCAAGGTTGGTTTGAACTGTCAAGCGGTACTGACGGAGATATATATCAAGGCACAAGTATAATCGAGTGCTACGGTAAGACTTTTGTGGCTGATGTTAGTAATGGCAAGGTTTACACTCTAGATGCTGACACATACACCAACAATGCACAACCGATTAAGCGAACAAGAGTTACGGGTAGCGTCAACGGTGATTTGTTAGGTGTGAAGGGCAAGCTCATTCAAATGTCAAAGGCAAAGTTCATCATGGAGACTGGTACAGGCTTACTTTCTGGTCAGGGTGAAAACCCGCGCACCATGATTGAATACTCTGACAACGGCGGGCGAGACTGGAAACATGGTGGATGGCCTAGAGTTGGTCGTGTTGGTGAGTCCACGCTGCAGGTCGAGTTTTTCGACAT